TATTGTTACCGGGCCAGCACTCATACCTAATAAACAAATTTACCGTAAAGATGAAGACGGTAACGAGTTTAATGTTTACTTTACAGAGGATACAGTTGAAAAGGCTGCAATGCTATATTTTAAAAATGGTAATCAAAACAACAGCACAATCCAACACTTAAAAAAGGTTGAAGGTGTTACCACTTTTGAGAGTTGGATAATCCAAGACCCTGAAAAAGACAAAGCCAAAGCGTTAGGTTTTGATTTGCCAAAGGGTACGTGGATGATAAGCCAAAAAATTAACAACCCTGAAGTATTGCAAAAGGTAAAAGACGGAACTTATAGAGGGTTTAGTATTGAGGGTTACTTTGCTGATAAATTGCAAATGGAAAAGAAAGAAGATTTAGAGGCTCAAATATTAGCCGAAATAATTAAAATTATAACTAATGAGTAGAGTTACTAAAAAAGGAAAAGTACCAAGTCCAACAGGTGGAAAGAGAGCTTGTCTGTGTAAAGACGGAAAAACATACTCTAAGGAGTGCTGCACAGGCGAACTACACGCACAAGGGATTGGTGCATTAGAGACTGGTAATAATAGTTCGGTTAACCAAGTCATAAACGTACGAACAATTAATAATAACTAATATATGAACGCAAAAGAGCAGTTAAACAAAATCAAGACTTTGCTTGGACTTGAAGTAAAATTTGAACAGGCAAAACTTGTTGACGGTGCTACCGTAGAGGCAGAGCAATTTGCTCCTGAATTTTCTATTGGTATTGTTACAGAAGATGGTATTGTTCCTATGCCTGTTGGCGAATATGAAACCGAAGACGGTCAAATAATCGTAGTAGAGCAAGAGGGGATTATCGCATCTGTTGGAAACAAACCAGCCGAAGAGCCAGAGGTAGAAGTTGAGGTGGAAGCCGAAAAGGAAATGGAGAAAACAGTACAAGCCAAGCGCATTGTAGAGAGTGTTTCAAAAGAAACTTTTTTCGCTGAAATCGAGAAAATGAAAGCCGATAATGAGGCTTTAAGATTAGAGCTACAATCTTTAAAAGCTAAGGAAGTAGAATTGGAAGCGCAAACAGCCGAGCCAATTGTACACAATCCTGAGGCATCTAAGAAGGTAGAATTACACAAGTATGGGAAACCATCAACAATTAAAACTAACATTTATAAACAATTATTTAGCTAGAAAATTATGGCAACATCAACATCAATAACTACTACTTACGCTGGCGAATTTGCGGGCAAGTATGTAAAAGCGAGTTTGTTATCCGCACCAACAATTGCACAAGGTTTAATCGAAGTTAAACCTAACGTAAAATACAAATCTGTTTTAAAGAGATTCGCCACTGGTGATTTACTTGCAAACGGTTCATGTGATTTTACCGACACTTCATCTGTTACTTTAACAGAGAGAATACTTGAGCCTAAAAACTTACAAGTAAACTTGAAACTTTGTAAAGCTGATTTTCAATCTGATTGGGAAGCTGAACAAATGGGCTTTAGCGCACACGACCAATTACCTCCAACTTTTGCCGATTTCTTAATCGCTCACTTGGCTGAAAAAATTGCAGCCGAAAACGAGGTTTCAATTTGGAGAGGTGTAGACGGTGCTGGTAAATTCGACGGTTTCGCTACTTTGTTAGCTGCTGACGCTGCTTTACCAACCGCTCAAGAAGTAGCTGGTACTACTGTAACTGCTGCAAACGTAATCGCAGAACTTGGTAAAATCGTAGATGCTATCCCTGCTACTCTTTACGGTAGAGATGACCTTTATATCTATGTTTCACAAAACATCTTTAAAGCCTATGTACGTGCTTTAGGTGGATTTGGTGCTAACGGATTAGGTGCAAACGGTTCAGACGGTAAAGGTACACAATGGTATGCAATGGGTAACGAGCTAATGTTTGACGGTGTTAAACTTGTAATGGTACAAGGATTAGCCGCTAATACTGCAATCGCTACTTACAAAGAGAACTTATACTTCGGTACTGGCTTAATTTCAGACCACAACGAGGTAAAAGTTATCGACATGGCTGACATTGACGGATCACAAAATGTACGTTTTGTAATGAGATTGACTGGCGGTGTTCAGTACTCAATTGTAGAGGATATCGTAACTTACGGTATTACTAACTCTGCAAACGATTAATAATTAACGAACCCATAAGAGGGTGTTTAATTGCACCCTCTTTTAATACCTTATAATAATATGAGTTGTGATATAACAAGAGGCAGATTAGAGCCTTGTAAAAATTCCGTAGGTGGGTTAAAAGCTGTTTACTTTATTAACTTTGGCGATATTGGTGCTATTACATACGATGTGACTAATACCGATGTGATTGGAGCTGTAGCTGGAACGCCTGATGCTTACAAATATGAGTTGAAAGGTGATAGTAATTATGAAGAAGCGATTAATTCAGACCGTAATACAGGAACTACTTTTTTCACGCAAACGCTAACCTTAAACTTAAAGAAGTTATCCGCTAAAGACCACAAAGAATTGAAACTATTAATTTGGGGTCGAACCAATGTTATTGTTGAAGACAACAACGGTAATTTCTTTATCGCTGGTTTAACTCGCGGAATGGATGTAACAGGTGGTTCAATTACCACAGGCGCAGCGTTAGGAGATATGAGCGGATATTCTTTAACCCTAGAGGGTGAAGAACCTGTACCTGCAAACTTCTTTGATGATACACTTGCAAATGTAGGTTTTACGGTAGTAGTAGGAACATAAAACCCGATTAAAAAATAATACGTTTTTAAGGCATAATTAAATTTATGCCTTTTTTTTGTGTCAAAATATAAACTTTTACGTTGTATAAGTATGATAGTATTAAAACCCATTTTAACAGCGCAATCATTCCCTTTAACAATTAAGGGCGAAGATGCCGAAAAATTACTTGTAAGGCGTGAGGGTTCAGAGGTAACCACAGAGGTTGCAGTTGATAGCGTTATAATCGCAAGTAACCACAATGTAATTACGGCTACATTTGATTTTCTAACAGAGGGCGAATATTATCAATTAATTGTAGTTGAAGGTTTAAATGTAGTTTGCAGGGAAAGGATATTCTGTACAGCGCAAGAGCCTGAGAATTACACGCCAAATAATAATGAATATATTATTTATGAATAATTTAAAATTTGTACAATTAGAGGCATACAAGCCACCTGTTGCGGTTGAGGATAAACGCAACGAATGGGTTGCCTACGGTCAAGATAATGATTTTTATCAGTACCTTATAGATGCCTACAACAAATCAACCACCAACAACGCTGTTATAAACAATATTATTAAGTTAGTATTTGGAAAAGGATTAAAAGCAAGAGATGCCAAATTAAAGCCTGAAATGTATGCAAGGTTTATAACAATGTTTTCTCCAAAATGCGTTAAGAAGGTTATAAAAGATTACAAGACTTTAGGTAACTGCGCATTTCAAGTATTGTATAAAGACGGTAAGAGGGAAATAGGCAAATCGCAACACATACCGGTACAACTTTTAAGAGCTGGTAAATGCAATGATAAAGGCGAAATAACGCATTATTATTATAGCGATAACTGGGAAGATGTTAAGAAGTATCCACCGAAAGAAATACCTGCTTACGGTTACGGTGGTAAAAATGATTTAGTAGAAATTTACTTTATACAAAATTACACCATAGGCGCAAAGTATTACGGCGAGGTTGATTATAAAGGCGGTTTACCATATTGCAAATTAGAGGAGGAAATTGCAGAGTATTTAATTAACGAGGTACAGAATGGATTTGCACCGACTACTATTGTTAATTTTAACAACGGTATCCCTGATGAGGAGAAACAAGAGTTAATATCTCACAAGGTTAAAGGTACGTTAACAGGCAGTCGAGGCAAAAAGGTTGTTGTTGCTTTTAACGATGATGAAACTAAAAAGACAACGGTTGACAGCATACCGCTAAACGATGCCCCTGAACATTACGCTTATTTGAGTGAGGAGTGCCAACGTAAAATAATGTTAGCGCACAATGTAACATCGCCTTTGTTGTTTGGGATCGCTTCAACAAATGGTTTTAGCAGTAACGCCGATGAGTTGCGAAACAGTTACATTTTATTTGAGAATATGGTTATTAAACCAATTCAAGAAACTATTATAAATGGTATTGATGAGTTGATTTCGTTTAACGGCATGGCTTTAGATTTACAGTTTGAAGCGTTACAGCCATTAGATGCCGACGGTGATTTGAGTAATGAAAGCCAAGCGGTGGCGATGAGTAGTGATAAAGACTTAGCTAATTTACTAATTGAAAAAGGCGAGGAGTTAAGCGATGACGAATGGGAGTTAATAGATAGTAGAGATGTAGACTATGACGATGAGGAAAACTTAGATGCTCAAATTTTCGAGCAAAACAACCCTAAAAAAAATATATTTTCTAAGATTTATGACTTTGTAAAGACAGGAGTTGCAAGACCAAACGCAAAAAGCGAGCAGGACAAAGAGATTGACGATGTAAAGTATATTGTTCGGTATGCTTATGAAGGAGAAACCACCGCAAATAGTAGAGAATTTTGCCGAAAAATGGTAGCTGCTAAAAAGTTGTATCGCAAAGAGGATATTATTGCAATGGAAAACCAAGCCGTTAACGCAGGTTGGGGACCAAAAGGAGCCGATAACTATTCTATTTGGCTATACAAGGGTGGCGGCTCATGCCACCATAAGTGGGTTAGGAAAACATTTAAGAATGTAGGCAGAGGCAGAACCGATGTAAACAGCCCAAACGCTAATAAAATAAGCACTAATAAAGCCGAAAGAGAGGGTTATAGGGTAAGAAACCCTAAAGAGGTTGCAATGATGCCTAAAGATATGCCTAATCAAGGATTTTTACCGAAATAACTATGGAAGTATTATTTGTAACACCAGCCGATATAAAGAGATTTACAGCCTTAAATGGCAA